TTAACTTTCTTCTACACCATCCCACCCGATGAACTCTTCCTCAGCACCGTCGAGCTTCGACCAATCGAGGTATTGTCCACAACTGCCGCAGTAAGACTGGTACTCATACTCGATGACCTTTTTGCAACGAGGGCAAACAGAGAAGCAGTTCCGATCCTCATAGATTTGGACAGTAGTCACAGTTCTGGGCAAGCGGTATGTAGGGGAGAGCAGCAGGTCAAGGATGGTGTGGACAAGAGAACGCTTCTCTGAGGTGTCCTCCCAGACATCATCGGAATTCTGATGGCGGAATCTTTTGAAAGTAATCTTCATTTATAATCACCTCTGCCTAAAAGCATAGATGATTAACACGGACACTTGGATGTATATATGCCTGATTTTCTCCGTTATCCTTGAAAAACGTTACTGAGTAGTATATATTTGAGCTGTAAGAGTCATTCGTTATGGATGCTCACAGCTTTGCCGCTCGAAACTTTGCACACCTCTACGTGGTGAGCGGCAGACAACACAGTATGGATGCTGTGGCTAAGATGCAGAAATTATTTTTTTGATATGGTTGAACAATATGACGGACTATCAATTGGCTTGTGCGATTTCTACTATCATTGGTTCGTACCGTAAAGGTGAACTTTCCAAACCTTTGGATCATAATCACGTTTTAAAATGGGTCAGCCAGTTTGATGAAGCGGATCGAAGCGTGATTCTAGAGGAAACACTTCATATATTGACCAGACAGTACTATAGCCGTGAAGCGATTGAAAATTTGGTAGATGGGATTTTATGTAAGATTCGTGAACAAGTAGGATCTTTTGAAAGTATCATTTTTGCAAATCCTCAAGAACAAGGGTCAAGCCAGAAAATTCTATATACCATTATATCGGAAAAGTTGGGAGAGGAATTTCGTGGTCAATCTGCGGATTTTACAGAACCTGATAAGATATATGTTTATATAGATGATGGATTATATACGGGTGGGCGAGCAAGAACAGATTTGGTAGCGCTTATAGAACTGCTTCCACCAAATAGCAGACTTTATGTGTTTTACCTTTTTGCTTATAGTAATGCCTGTTCGTATAGAGAAGATCAAATTACGGAATTGGCAAAAAATAAGAAGATTGAAATCTGTTTTGATTGGGGGCGCATGTTTTATAATGAGCGCAGTTGCAAGGCAAAATCTATTGATTTTGTGTGGCCCACAATATTGGCAAGAAAAGATGAGGAAGTACTTGCTTATGAAGCTAAACTAAAAGAAACGCAGAAAGCTAATTACCTTTATTACAACAACTATGTTTACCAGAAGGAAAAGGGAATGTTTTCCTCGTATGATGCCGAAGAGCGTGTTGGTTACGCATTTTTGAAATATGGAATCAAAATCTGCAATCAGCTAAACAAATCGACATTTCGCCCTTTAGGGTTAACAACTCCGCCATCCTTTGGATTTGGTTCCCTTGTTGCAACAGACTATAACATTTCCAATACAGCACCATTAGTAATGTGGTGGGGAAGTCTCGAAGTGAATGACGCAGGTCCCGTTGGATGTTGGTATCCTCTTTTTCCAAGACGGGATAACAAAAAACTATATAGTTATGTGGCTGCGGAGGAATCAGCGGTATCAATTCATAACTGTACACTAATTCTAAAAACAGTTTATCGCTTAGCAGTTGACGAATATCAAAAAGACATTGAAAGGCGTAGAGAGGGAATCTGCAATCATGGAATTTTTGATTTAATGTCTTTGGACTTAGAATCGCTTACAGAGAAAAGAAAACAAAGCGACCTTCTTGGTTATCTTCTGTCGTTGAATTTCGAGCACCTTAAAGTCGTTCAAACGGTGATGTATATCGGAAGAGACTACGAAACGATGCTTCAGACCGAATGTGATGATGAATACGATGAAGAATATGATGAGGAGGACTTCAGTAGGAATACTATAAGTTTTCCAGTGCCAAATCCGGATTTTGTATTGTATGAATGGCTTCGAGATTTAGAAGAGTGCAAAGGCTGGAAATCAAAGAGAATTGAAGCTGAACAGGTTTACCAAAAGAAGTCGAGTCTTCATATATATTTGGAACGTGCGTTTAGAATTCTGGGAATAGAATACTGATAATATTGCCATTCACTATCCACCGTGCTATACTATCCTCAAATCATACATAATCTTATTGGAGGTATCATCCTATGCCCAGAACTAAAGGCAGTAAGAACCGTGTCACCGCTACCGCTGACTTCGATGCCCAGATCAAGAAGTTGCAGAAAGATAAGGCGATGCTGGAAGAGGGGCTTTCCAAGACTGTCGCCCAGATCGAAGAGCTGAAGACTGACATTAAGTCTCTGCGTGAAAGTCTGAAACCGCAGAGAGCGGAGATCAAGCAGACCGAAAAGGAAATCGCAAAGCTGGAGGCCAAGAAAGTGGCAGCCGAAGCAAAAGCCGCTGAAGCCGCAAAGAAGGCAGAAGCCGAGGATGTGCTGAAGAAGCTACTGGCAAGCGGCGTGACCGCAGATGAGATTCTCGAAAAACTGAAATAAAGTAATATGCCGTGTGGACTTAACTCCAGAAGTTCACACGGCGTATTTTTGAGTGCGCCATATAGTTTGTGACGATAATAAAAGTGAGGTGAAATCTGTGGATAACACACGCAAGGTCGGCGGTGGACGGAAGCCATCAAAACCGGAGTACAGTGCGACCAAGAACCTGGTACAGCAGATGGAAGCGGCTGCTGAACTTTATACGGACAGAATGAGCCTGCAAGCCATCGCAGACGCACTAGCGCTCAACCCTATCAAGGTTCGGAAACTACTCATCACAGCCGGAGTCTACGAGTCGGACACGGCAAAACTTGTCCGGCAGACCTTCAATACCTTCAGAGAAACACAAAACTACTCCAATGCCGTCACCTCCACCATGGCTGCCTTGCGGCTGTCCTGTTCCTCTGTGACCTCTTATCTGCCGTATGAGAAAGGCGTGTACTTCCCGGAAGATGCAGAAGCAGAGAATATCAGTGCTGGGGCAGAGCGGCAGCGTCACTACCGAGCTGTGGTTGCGCTGAAGAAGAATCCCTGCGAGGAGAACCTCTGGAAGTGCGTGGTGGCTTTTCGGGAATACAAGTTTAAGACGATGTCCGGCTTGCCCTTTACATATACGCTGAAGAAGGGCAGAGGAGATGAATTCACCAAGGAACGGTGGATCGACCGCAGAGAGGGTAGCAAGAGCCTTGCTTGGAGTTCTGTGCTGCTGGCGTATCACAATATCGGAAAAATTGGAGAGGTAGTGGACAGACCCAAGGCGCTGGGAGACATCCGGGGCGTGTCGTATATCTATGGAATGTTCTACCGATTTGGCTTAATTGACGTGCCGGAAAAGGTCAAGGAGAAGATGACGAAGTAATACGAGCGCGGGAGTATAGTTTGTGACGAAATTAAACTGCCCTCCGTGGATAACCACAGAAGGCAGTCAGTTGGTTTATTCCCATTCCTCATCCCGGGCTCGGAGAAGATCCTGTACTTCTTTTTCGGTTGCCGGGCGGATGGCAGGCCTGTTCTGATAGCCCGTTTTGCCGCAGTCTGGGCAACGGTCGGGCAGCGACTCTGCTTCAAAGCAGTAATGGCAGACATCGCAGAAATAGTAGTTCACAGTGTTTTGCACTTCCTTTGCCATGTAGGCGTTTATATATCATCAGGATACTTTTCTATCCCGAGGTAGTCCGCAATACTAGTGATACCCTCACCGGCAAGATTGGCAATATCGTCGAAGGGGATGATGACCGGCAGCTCTTTCTCAATGCCCACTGCTTTTCTATCGCTGTCCTGCATGACTTTCAGTTCTCGATAAACTGGGTCGATCATAACAACTGTGCCGGTCAGACTAATGTATTTTCCGGTGCACTCTGTGGTTCGGACAAAGTACCGGACTACGACCTTCATGCCTTTCTTGACCTGCAGGAGCTTGTCGGATAGGTCGTTCTTCTCCTCATCGGAGAGCTCCACCTTCTTCACTAGCAGCTTGCTGGCTCCTTCACTGGAAATCTCGTCATCGAAGCCACGCAGCGCAGCAAAGGGGCGGAATAGGATGACTTTGAATGCCCCTTTTTGGCGTTTAAAATCTGCCCGTTCCATAACATCGATGTCGAGGGCTTCTGCAAGTTCAAAGGGGTCGTTGCATTTGAATTTCCGAATCAAACGGCGAGGCAAGGCTGATGCTTGCTTATTAATCATGATTGCATTTCACTCCATATCATAGCCGAGAAAGCTGAAAACTTAAAAATCAGGATTCGCTGCCGGATTCTGAAATGCCCCGGTATTTTTTAGGAACGTACTTTCTGTTTTTCTCTTTGGCTTTCCAGTATGCCTCCTGGAAGGCGCGCATCATGGCCTCCATATCTTCCTCGGTAAGCTCACCGCCGGCATACAGGCCGGACACCTCTTTAATGAGACGCTCTGCCTGTTCATGCCCCTTGGATCCGTATTTTTCGGTGGCCTTCAGGATGAACTCGGCATCATCGTCCATGAGTGAATTGACTTCTATACCGAGAGCGTCGGCGAGCAGAGGATAGGTCTCCTTCTGCTTGGGCATACGTTCACCGCTTTCATAATTCTGGATGGTGCGTAGTGCGATGCCGGTCATTTCTGCGAGTTGCTTTTGGGAATACTTTGCAGCAAGTCGGGCAGCCCTGACTTTCTCACCGAATTTCATGGTCATTTCCTCCTGGTTGATAGTACGATATGCGCTATGTTGCGCTTGACAATATGCAAGTTTCCTTGTATAATGTGCATTGCAAACGCAACTTGCATATTTATATTAGCGCACAATACGCAAGTTGTCAAGAGGGAAGAGAATTATTTTCTGGAAAAGAGAGTGCGCTAAGAGCAAGTTATCATTCGATAAAAGAGAATTGCAACATCTTGCAAGAAAATTGCAAGGAAGTGTTGACTACGTGTGCAAGATGTGGTATGATTATGTTGCAAGAGGTCGCAAGAGTGACTTCGAGAAGGGAGACAAAGGTGATGGCAGAAGAATATGTACTGGCGAGAACGCCTGACCTGCTGCGCTTAGGAGAGTTGGTTACGAGGGCAAAGGGACCGAGTCGCACGATGGCTCAGTTTGCGGAGGACTGTGGAATCGGCGCTTCAACGTTGTCCCGGATTGCTAACGGAAAAATTACGAAGGCAGTTTCGTTGGAGAATTTGCAGGCAATTTATGATCACAGGGATGAAAGTGTGGAGCTTCCCTTTGAGACTTTTGCACGAGCTGACGGATATGTTTCTCCAAGGGAATACACCTTTTTAAGACGTCGGGGTTCTCTTGAGGATTTGCGTCAGGCAGAACAAACGGCGCAGAATATAATAACTCTTTCGTTGTTGAATCGTGGCATAACCTTAAAGCGCATTTCACCGGCAACACTATTTCGAGAAGACTTTCCTCGAGTGCGACCTAGCCTGGGGTTAGACCTGAAATGCGAAATAGGCGAAAGACGATGGCTCTTTTTCTATGTACTTGCAGAATGTGCAGAAGATGGAGAACGGAGTGTTTCACCGTTGACTTCCTCTGCAGAGCACATGGCATACAATGCTTTGACAATGAGATCTTCGCTTTTCTTGTTAGATGCGTGGTATCCAGAGAAACTCGATGATACGAGATCAACGATTGTGTTTCGTGATGCAAAGCTTTTCGATGCTGCAGTTGAATTGCTAAGAAGAAGGCCAATACAGACAGCGATGTCTGTGATGCTATTGGATTTTGATGAAGGACGGATTGTGAAGGAACAGTGGATTTCACAGGGACTAGAAACGTATAGCCCTCTTGAACAGGCTGTTCTTCCAGAAGATTTTTCTACAGACTGTGATTTCGAGGAGGACAAGCCATGGTAAATGAACCGTATCCCATTAGGAACGCCGATGGAAAGCTGTTTTGCTTATGCCAGAATACAGCGGCAGGTCCAGTCTTGATGACGAAGAACTGTAAGATGCCAATGGATGAATTTCTTAGTAAGGCTTACGGAAAGCAAGAAGAGAAATCTTTAGACAGAGGCAAACACGCAGATAAGAGAAAACACGCATAGACAGACACCTAGACTTCCCTGCGGTATGGCCGTAGCTGAATGCCCAGAGAAAACCACTGGCATTTTGTACGCAGGCGATGGGCCCTAATTATACCGAAAACCAGAGGAAGTCAGGATACATATATAAGGTTCGTCACGCATTTTGCGTGAATCAGCTTACGAGCATACCGGACGGCGTGGAACCCGTACCGAGGAAGGCCGGAGCAGATATACATACATTTTATCCTAGTTTTTGAATAGTTGTTCAAAGAACCAGTGGGATAAGTGTGCGTATGTCTGCTCCGGTCTTTTTTCGTTGAAGGAGGTGATTTTGTTGAGTGTAGCATGGCAATCAGACCCGAAACTTGTTGGTCAGCAAATCAAGAAGATTCGCAAACAGAAACACATGACGCAGGATGCTCTTGCTGAAGAACTTGGAGGAGGTTGCACCAACAAAACCATTTCCCGATATGAAACCGGAAAGGTCGAAATGGGAATACAGACGTTGTTTGATGTGGCGGAGGCTCTGGAGGTACCTGTTGATAAACTGGTGCCAGATCGGCTTCAAGTACATATGGAAGAGGAGGAAAAGTCAAGAAGAGAATTACTGGCAATTGTTGGAAGCCTAGGAACAGAAGATGTAGAAGCCTTGCTGATGGTGGCTAGAAGATTCGAAGTCCCTCAAAGGAAGGCCGTGTGAACCGTGCAGTGGCTGCTGCACGGTTTTGTTTTTGTGAAAGGGAAAGTCTACAGATATGTAGATTTTGGCAGAGCATAATCACCTTTTGGGGAAATGAAAAAGGCCGCTAAATCATCTATAATTGAGTCAGTTCAAGGGACAAGCCCCAAGAACAAAAAATAATATCGTAAGCCCGATTCTAGAGAAGGCGAAGGATACCATAACGGAGTTTTACCAGCTGGCAGACACTGTCTGCTGCGGTAGAACAGCCGGTCTATGGGTGTACCTCCCATCTCTGGAATCGGGCTTTCTGCGTTTTGCAGGCAGTCACAGCTCAGAATGTGAGCCCTGCTCCGCTTCCGTCATCGGTATCCTTCTCCCTCCCAGAGTCCGGGGGAAAAGGACAAAAAGATGACTAACATGATGATGAACGGGGTAGTTGCAATCAATGGTGGCGTAGGCGTGATGGAAATCCGCCAGCCGTTACCGCAGACAGTGGAGAGCGTGGCGCAGCCAGTCGAGAATCTGACTGTCAACGCACATATCTCTCTGCGTGAGCTGAAGAACACGGTTGCTGCGGTTATCGAAAAGAAGCTGCCGAAGTACGCACAGCTTATGGAGATGCATCCTGTGATTGCGGCTAGAACTGTGGTGGGTGGTGCAACGCTCACAGCCTATGAGAATGGTTACGCCGTCTATGAAGAGGATGGCGCACACACGGTCATGGCCATCGACCGCTGCGGCGACTACCGCTACGATTTCAATGACGGTACATACGAGGTCGTTCCGGCGGAAGTGTTCGAGGATGCCGAGTGGTCAGTGCGTCTGGTCATGGAAGGCGAACGCCGGATGGAGAGCAACCGCAGCAAGACGGTTGCCATCAATGAGGCCGCCAGTTTGGATTGCGATGGCTCTGACTGGTCGGATGCCGTTATGGTGGACTTCATGGATGAAGAAAATGCCGAAATGTTGGCAGAAGAGGAACTGCGCAAGCTGTATGCCGCTATGGGTAAGCTCACGGATCGTCAGCAGGAAATCATCCAGCTCTACTTCTATAAAGGGCTGAACCAGTATGAAATCGCAGAAGAATTGGGGATTGTAAGACCCGTGGTCAGCAAAATTATGGCTGCCGCAATTAAAAGGCTCAAGAAAAGTTTTTGAAAATAGGGTACCTTTTCCCGAATTTCAGTAAGCATTATGAGAGGACTTCCTCTCACGAATACATCCAAGGAGGTTACACCCCATGAGTAACATCAAGAATCCCCAGAACAATCCCTTAAAGAATCCGGCTCCGGTGCGACCGCCCGGCGGCAGCACCGCCCCAAAGACCGTTTATGTCTGCTCTCCGTTCCGACCCACCGCAGTATCCGAGGCGGACAGGGAGGCAGAACAGCGGTCCAATATCGAACGGGCACTCAAAGCCTGCCGCATCCTCGCCATGATGGGCATCCAGCCGCTGGCACCACATCTGTACTTCAATCGTTTTCTCAAGGATGAGTTGGCGGCAGAACGTGCTGCCGGGATGCAGTTTGGACTGTCATGGCTGGAACAGGCAGATGAGCTTTGGGTGTTTGGCGACACGGTGTCGGAGGGCATGGCACAGGAAATCGCCAAGGCGAAAGAACTGGGCAAGCCGGTGCATACCCTTCCTGAACCAGGGCGAGTGGCAGAACTGCTCGTCAAGAGCCTTGCACAGAAGTACACCATGACCGGTGACGGTCAATAGGAGATGCAGCCCAAGGCTGCGGAAAGTGAGCAACACAATGATGAACGATAAGAACCAGAATACCAGTGCCCCGGAAGTGCGCCGTATTCTCCCGGTGATGCTGAAGGTTGAGAACCTCCACATCCATCTGGATGAGCGCAGCACCAGCAACACCTATTTCAATGGTGTCGAGGATCAGGACGAGGAGCCTAATATCGACATCGAGGCCATGATCGCTACCATCTGCGCTAAGACCGGCCTGTGCAAGCAGTCTGTCATGATGGTTCTGGATGCTCAGGCTGAGTATCTGGATGCTGTCTGCGGTGAGGATGAGGTGGACGAGGATGAGTGAGATGCTGACCGGGCCCAAGAAGATCGTGGATGGGCTGACGGAGGTGTTCCGCGGCCTGACCCAGATGTGCGAGGGCATGGCAGAGCAGATCGAACTCCTGGAGTTCACTGCGGATGATGTCACCGAGGAGGATAAGCTGATTCCTCCTGCAAAGCTCCCGCCTGTGGACACAGCACCCAAGGGTCAGGAAATGCCGCATCCTCGCAAGAAGCCGGTAAAGCGTCCCCGTAAGCAGGATATTCCGCCCGTGGTGGAGGAACAGCCCCAGGAGCCGACCGAGGATGCTCCTGCAGAGGAGACCTCTGCCGCAGATGAGGCAAAGGAGGAACTGTCCGACTTCCCGGTTGACCCGGCGGATGACCTGCCCTTTGATGTGGACACCGGCCAAAAGGCAGAGCCGGAACAGCCTGCTGTGAACATCTCCAAGGATGAGATTACGGCAGTCATCGTGGCGAAGATCAAGCAGAAGCGCAGCAACAACGAGAAGATCGGTCAGTTGCTGAAGACCTACGGCGTGGGTCAGCTTTCTGAACTGCCGGCAGCGAAGTATGAGGCGTTCCTCGCAGACATCTCCCAGCTGTAACGGAGGTGCCGTATGCCCGAAGTACACGCGATTCTCTCTGCGTCCAGCTCGAAAAGATGGCTGAATTGTACGCCATCGGCTCGGCTGGAGCAGAATTTTCCCAATGAATCCTCGGTGTATGCCGAGGAGGGAACCGCCGCCCATGCGCTGGGCGAGTACAAACTCCGCAAGTATCTGCACGAGCGTGTCAGGCGGCCGACCTCCGAGTTCGACAACGAGGAGATGGATGCCAACACCGACATCTATGCCGAGTTCATCATCACGACAGTGGAGAAGATTAAGGAGACTTGTCCGCATCCGCTGGTCATGGTGGAGGAACGGCTGGATTACAGCTACCTCGTTCCGCAGGGATTCGGGACCGGCGACTGTGTGATCATCGCAGACGGTACTCTTTACGTCATGGACTATAAAAACGGCAAAGGCGTTTTTGTCAGTTGTGACCACAATCCTCAGATGATGTTGTACGCCATCGGTGCTTACCACGCTTACGGGTATCTGTACAACATCACAAAGGTGTCCATGACCATCATCCAGCCCCGGTTGGAAAACATCTCAACTTTTGAATGCAGTGTGGAGGAATTGCTGGACTGGGCAGAAAGCTATGTCCGCCCCAGAGCCAAGCTCGCCTTTGAAGGCAAGGGTGAGCAGGTTCCCGGCGATTGGTGCCAGTTCTGCCGTGCCCGGACTTCCTGTAAAGCCTGTGCCGCTGAAGCGCTGGCGCTGGTCAAGACCGAGTTCCTTGACTTGGATTCCGGCGTTTTGGCAGATGAACAGGAAGAAACGGATGCCACCGCAGCCTATGACCCGGACACCACGGCACCAACCTTCAAGTCCCCGGCACTTCTGTCCAAGACGGATATCGAGAAGATGCTTCCCACGCTGAACCGCATTGAATCCTGGATCGAGGCCATCTTCGCCTATGTCAGCTCCGAGGCTATCAACCACGGTGTCTGCTGGGATGGGTACAAGGTGGTGGAAGGTCGCAGCAAGCGGCAGTTCCTTGACCCCAAAGCGGTGGCGGGAGCCGCCACACAGGCTGGGTATACCGATATCTATAAGACTGAGATGATCTCCTTGACCGAGTTTGAAAAGCTCATGGGCAAGAAGAAATTTCAGGAAGTTCTGGGCGGGTATGTGGTGAAGCCGCCCGGTAAGCTGGCACTTGTTCCGGACTCCGATCCCAGACCGGCAGTTGACCTTGATACTGCCGCAGACGAATTTACACCACTCGAATAAAACACAATGGAGGATTACAAATCTATGGCTACTGCAAACAAGACGATGAATGCGACCAAGGTCGTTATCCCGTGCCGCATTTCCTTTGCCGCCATCTTTGAGCCAAAGAGCATCAATGGCAGCGAGGCGAAGTACTCTGTGTCCTGCCTGATCCCCAAGGAGGACAAGAAGACTCTGCTGGCGATCCACAAGGCAATCGAGGCCGCCAAGGAGGACGGTAAGGTCCGCAAGTGGGGCGGCAAGGTGCCTCCCAATCTGAAGATGCCCCTGCGTGACGGCGACATCGACCGCCCGGACGATGAGAACTACACGAGCTGCTTCTTCCTCAACGCTTCCAGCAAGGACGCTCCGCAGGTGGTTGACCGCCATGTGCAGCCTGTTCTCGACCCCATGATGGTCTACTCCGGCTGCTACTGCAATGTCAGCGTCAACTTCTACGCCTTCAACGCTAATGGCAATCGTGGCGTGGCGGCTGGTCTGGGCAACATCCAGTTCGTCAAGGATGGCGACCGCCTGTCCGGCCGTGCCTCTGCAAATGCGGATTTCAGCGCACTGGAGGATGACGAGGAAGTCCTCGGCGGCGGTGTCGGTGAGGAACTGCCGGATTACCTGCGCTAAGTACACATGGACCGGGAGGGGGCTTCGGCTCCCTCCTTTTTTACATGACCGATCGAGGTGATGAACTTTGAAAGAAACACTGATCGATATTGAAACCTACTGTGAGGCAGACATCAAGAAATGCGGTCTGTACCGCTATGTGTCCGACCCCAGCTTCGAAATCCTGCTCATTGCATGGGCAACGGATGAAGGCGAGGGGTTTGGAGAAACGAAGCTGGCAGACCTTGCATCCGGAGACCCATTCCCGAAAGAGCTTCTGGACGATTTTAAGGACAGCGATGTGACCCTGATTGCTCACAATGCGGCTTTCGAGCGTGTGAGCTTCTCCCGCTATCTCCAGCAGCACTATCCCGGCCGGTATCTCAAACCGGGCACGTTCCTGTCGCCGGACAACTGGATCTGCACCATGGTCATGGCGGCATCGCTGACCCTGCCTATGGCACTGAAAGACGTCGGTGAAGTCTTGAGAACCACACAGCAAAAGGACGAGGAGGGCAAACGACTCATCAAGCTGTTCTCTGCGCCCTGCAAGCCGACCAAGTCCAACGGCGGGAGAACCAGAAACCTCCCACACCACCTCCCGGAAGACTGGGAAAAGTTCAAGTACTACTGCATTCAGGACGTTAACACGGAGGTGGATATCTACAAGCGGCTGAAACGTTTTCCAATGCCTGCCCGGGAGTGGCACCACTACCGGGTGAATGAGCGTATTAACGACCGTGGCGTAAGGATCGACACGGAACTGGTTCGGCAGGCTATCACCTGCGACCTGCTTCTGTCGGATGCCATGACTACGAAAGCATATGAACTGACCGGGCTGGAAAACCCGAATTCTGTATCCCAGCTCAAGACCTGGCTGGATGAGCGTGGCATCTCCATGGACACGCTGGGCAAGAAAAATGTGACTGAGATGATTGGCGAGCTGGACAAGAACGGCGTGGATGCCGAGGCAATGGATATGCTGAAGCTCCGGCTTCAGATGGCAAAGAGTTCCGTCAAGAAATACCAGGCGGCGGAACGCTGTGTCTGTCCGGATGGCAGAGCCAGAGGACTGTTCCAGTTCTACGGCGCAAGCCGCACCGGACGCTACTCCGGCCGGAACATCCAGTTGCAGAATCTGCCGCAGAACCACATCTCCACGCTGGATGAGGCAAGAACACTCGTGAAAATGGGCTGCTTTGACATGGTGGAGAGCATCTACGGCAACACACCGGATGTCCTTTCCCAGCTCATCCGCACCATGCTCATCCCGAAGGATGGCTGCGAGTTCATCGTGGCGGACTTCTCCGCCATTGAAGCCCGGGTGCTTGCTTGGAAAGCAGGAGAACAGTGGGTTCTGGATGCTTTCAAGAATGGCGAGGACCTCTACTGCGCCACAGCCTCCCAGATGTTCCATGTCCCGGTGGTCAAGCACGGCATCAACGGTGACCTGCGTCAGAAAGGGAAGATCGCCACACTGGCCTGTGGCTATGGCGGTTCTTCCGGTGCGCTCATCAGCATGGGCGCCTTGCAGATGGGACTGAAGGAAGAGGAACTTCCGGAAATCATCGACTCATGGCGTGAAGCCAACCCCAAGATCGTTCAGTACTGGTGGGACGTGGAGAAAGCTGCAATGCAAGCCTTCAAGACCGGGGAACGACAGGACATCGGCAGGATCAGCTTTGCCTTTTCTTCTGGAACTCTCTGGATGGTGCTGCCTTCCGGTCGAAAGCTGGCATACCTCGTGCCCAAACAGCAACCGAACCGCTTCGGACGCATGAGCCTGACCTACGAAGGTGTGGGTCAGAACCACAAGTGGGCACGGCAGGAAACCTACTCCGGTCGGCTGGTGGAGAACGCCACGCAGGCGATTGCCCGGGACATTCTGGCTGAAGCCATGGCTCGAATCGAGGATGAGGGCTTGAATATCGTGGCGCACGTCCATGACGAGGTCATCATCGAAGCACCCAAGGGTAAGTACACTGTGGAGGAGATCTGCCAGCTCATGGCGGCTAATCCTGACTGGTGCGATGGCCTTCCACTGGCAGCCGCCGGGTATAAGGGCGACTACTACTTTAAGGATTGAGGTGACCAGATGCCGCACGCCATTGAAATGAAAGACGGCAAGATCCTGACACCGTTTGGCATCCGGGATCTGCTCGAAGCTGTGTCCGACTACGCCGGGGAAGAACTGGCCCGTGAGATCGAGAGCTACATCAACACGAATGTAGCGGATATCGATGACTACGAAAAAGAGTTCGACCGTCTGGAGCAGGACAATGAACGCCTTGCTGACCACCAGCGGTCTGTCCTCTGTAATATCCGGGAAGAGGTGGATGCGTTGGACACACTCCTGTACGACACACGGCTGAACCGTGTCAGGATGCAGGGGGCTGTCCGGATCATCCAACAGATGATCAACCGGGAACTGTAAGAGAGCTGTGAACTACAAAACACGGTGCCCTTGTCATAAGGACACGGGCGTATAAGCTGGCGTATAAATATGCGTCACAGAAAGGAAAGCATATGAAAACAGGCAGAAATTTGCAGGAAGTCCTTGTGGAACTGGATCGCCAGAACAAGGCAAAGCAGGACTTCATCAGCCCGGCGCAGGGGATGCGCCTCCGGGAAGATGGTCACACCTTCGAACTGAACCATCTGACCACAGACCGGCAGATGACCTTCGGCACCACCTCGTTGTTCCACCGTCAGGTGGCATCGGCGCTGGGCATCCCGGCCAAGTACTACGACCTGATGCAGAGCCAGAAGCCGGAACTGCTGGCGGAGAACGTGAACGCTTGGTTCGCGGACAGGACCAGCTCCTACATGGTGCGGTCTATGGACTACGGCTCCGGGCAGGTCGCCCGTGCGCTGCTGTCGGAGCGATACCGCCGTATCGACAACATGGAGATCGCCACATCGGTGCTGCCTCTTTTCGCAGGCAACGACCAATATGAGGTCATGTCCTGTGAGGTGACGGAAAACCGGCTGTACCTCAAAGTGGTCAACCATCGTCTGGAAATGGAAGTCCGCAAAGGCGATATCGTGCAGGCTGGCGTGATGATCTCCAACTCCGAGGTGGGGCTGGGTGCTGTGTCCATCCAGCCGCTAGTTTACCGCTTGGTCTGCACCAACGGAATGGTGGTCAATGACATGGGCGAACGCCGTCACCATGTGGGACGTCAGGCGAAGGCAGTGGAGGACAGTTTCACGCTGTACTCGGACGAGACGATGGAAGCGGAGGACAAGGCGTTCCTCTTGAAACTCCGGGACACCACAATGGCGGCAATCGATGAGGCACGGTTCGCACAGGTGGTGGGGCGTTTGCAGGAGTCTATGGCAGTCCCCATCACCGGCAAGGTGCAGGATGTGGTACAGCTCACTTCTCAGAGCTATGGCATCAACGCAGATGAGCAGGAGGGCATCCTCAAATACCTCATCGCCGGCGGTGACCTGTCGCTCTACGGCTTGTCTAACGCCGTGACCAGAGCGTCACAGGACGTTGCTTCGTATGACCGGGCTACTGCACTGGAGGGCATCGGCTGGCAGGTCGCCACCATGGAGTCGGCTCAGTGGAAAGAGATCAACCAGTGAGGTGGGCGGTATGGAACAGGAGACACTGGCAGTCCGCTGGGTCGAACACAAGGATGAAAGCCCACCGGAAAGACGGCACAACCGCAGCCATGCCGACCCTACGGCAGATGCCGCCATCGGTCATGTGCTGCTGGAAGAACGCCAAAAGAGCAAGAAGAAGCGTCCGCGCACCGGCGTGTGGCGGGCAGAGGAGGTGGAGCAGAGTGAGGGAAAGTGAAGTCGAGCGTCAGTTCGTAGAAGCTGTGAGAGCCGCCGGAGGGCAGGCCCTTAAGTTTACGAGCCAGAGCATGAACGGTGTACCGGATCGGCTGGTTCTGCTGCTGGGCGGAAAGTGTGCATTTGTGGAGCTGAAAGCTCCCGGCAAGCAGATGCGTCTGCTGCAGCGCAAACGCAGGCAGCAGCTTGAAGCTCTGGGCTTTCCGGTATTCTGCGTAGACCGGCCGGAGCAGATCCAGCCCGCCATTGATGCTTTGCTCCAATGGAACCCCGGTGAACCTATTCCACAAGGCATTGGAGCGAAGATCCCGGAGATTCACAACACGGAAATGCCACAGGTCGCACTGCCGGAAAGTGAGGTGATGCCAGTATGATGTTCAAACCACACGAATATCAGGAGTACTGTATTGAGTATATCAAGACCCACCCGATTTCTGCGTTGTTTTTGGACATGGGTTAGGACTCGGAAAAACGGTTATCACCCTGACTGCTATCCAAGACCTCATGCTGAACACATTTGAGGTCAACAAGGTCCTCATCATCGCACCGCTTCGTGTCGCAAGAGACACATGGCCGGCTGAGATCGAGAAGTGGGATCACCTGAAGAATCTGGACATTTCAATCGTCGTGGGCGATGTGAAGACACGCATCGCCGCCGTCCATCACCCAGCTATGATTTATGTGGTCAACCGTGAAAACGTCAAGTGGCTGGTGGAGTACTACGAGAAGAATGGGATGCGCTGGGACTTCAGCATGGTGGTCATTGACGAGCTGTCCTCGTTCAAGAACTACCAGTCCCAGCGGTTCAAGTTCCTGCGAAAAGTCCGTCCGTATGTGAAGCGGTGGGTCGGACTGACCGGCACACCGTCCTCCAATGGTCTTATGGATCTCTGGGCGGAGATCGGAATTTTGGATGGAGGAGAGCGTTTGGGTAAGTTCATCGGACGCTACCGTGAAGCCTATTTCAAGGCTGCGTCCATGAATCCGTCCAGCGGCGTGGTGTTCCAGTACAAGCCAAAAGAGGGAGCCGAGGAGCTGATCTACCAGCGTATTTCGGACATCACCATCTCCATGAAGGCTCTGGACTACCTGAATATGCCGGACTGCATCCCGACACGGTACGAAGTCGAGATGAACGCCGAGGAGCGCAAGCTCTACGATATGCTCAAGCAAGACCTCCTGATCCCCTTGAAGGATGGGGATATAGATGCTGCCAATGCTGCATCGCTGACTGGAAAATTGTTGCAGATGAGCAATGGCGCAGTCTATGACGAAAACGGCAAAGCGAGGGTTCTGCATGACCACAAGTTGGAGGCACTGGAAGACCTGATCGAAGCCGCCAACGGCCAGTCGGTGCTGGTGGCGTACTGGTTCAAGCATGACCGGGAGCGCATCATCAACCATCTGGAAAAGCTCAAGATCCCCGTGCGGGACATTAAGACCAGCACAGACATCAAGGACTGGAACACCGGCAAGATCCCGGTTGCCCTGATCCACCCGGCCTCTGTCGGACATGGTCTGAACATCCAGCAGGGTGGACACATTCTGGTCTGGTTCGGCCTGACATGGAGTCTTGAACTCTACCAGCAGACCAATGCCCGCCTCTGGCGGCAGGGCCAGACACAGGTGGTCACCATCCACCACATTATCACCAAGAACACGGTGGATGAGGATGTGATGGCGGCTCTGGAACAGAAGGACATGACACAAGAAAAGTTGATTTCTGCCGTCAAAGCACGGCTGGAAGCATGAAGACACGAGGAAAGAGAATGGATAAGATTTTGTTTTTGAAGGAAACCGACCGCATGGCGGCATTGGAGACGAATACGGCACTGAGCCCGGATAAGGCATCGAACACAAAGGAGTACGTCTACAAGAAGGCGGCTCCCGTGACGGGCACAAAACCCAAACGAGATGAGGCGGGATTCATTGCTCCGTATGCGATGTTCCGCCCCATCCGAGAGCCGGGCTTGCTTTGTGAACTGCTGGGTGATAACCCGGTGCGTCGCTGTGCAGACCTCAAGATGAACCTCGACTTCCTGATGAAGGAAGCCTATGAGCACACGATCGAGCAGATGATGTGCAGCACACGCCTGAACGAGATTCGCTGCCAGATGCACATGTGCAAGGAAGACCGGGCAATGGAGCACTACACTCGGATGACAGAGAAAGGCGTGTCGGTCGATGCGCCCAAGGTCACCACGCAGGAGCAGCGCAAGGCCATCTTGAACGCTGTCACTTGGAAATACGACTGGATCCAGCAGAACAAAAAGCAATGCTTCCGGTTTGCCGAGGTCATCATTGCACGCCAGAAGAACGGCGGAACGAAGAACCTGCAGGAATCCCGGTTTGTGGAGGACTTCATCCAGTATGCCGCAACCCTGCCGGAACCCAACCGCAGAGTGCTGGACATGATGTACGAGGCTGCATGGCACATCATCTGCATCTATCGCTTCGGGATGACCAGGAATCAGGTGCCGGAGCCTTGGTACGACACAGTCAGTGGGGTTCGCAAGAACAGCAAGGAGCACGCCGATGGGAAATGTTGAGTATGCCGAGTGCTATGCAGAACTGGCAAACGCCATCGTTTTGCAGGCATTCAAGGACTATCGGAAAGCACTGTTCAAGCTGGTGCAGGAGCCGGAAGAATGGAAACACCGGTCCAGCAAAAAGAAACTGGAGCGATTCTTCCACTCGAAGTGGTATCGCACCCTGACCGATCTGGACCCAGCGATCCTGATGCAGGAGGCAAAGCGGCAGGCAGATATCAATGTTGAACGCTGGGAGCGAGGCAGGGCAAAGGCACGGGAACGAGCCGAGAGAAAAGCCGCTAAAAAGAATCTCTCGGCTGCGGCAGTCATGTGATACAGAACATCGGTCAGAAAGGAGGGCTTGACCATGAGCGAAGAAACACATCCCGGTGAGGTGCAGACCTCGGTTGGGACACCGGATTATATGGGAAAAGCCAGAGAACTGGCCGATTCCTATCCACAGCTTCTGGCGAGAAAGCAGGAACTTAAGCGGCAGATCGACGAATCCCACGCCTGGTTTTATACCCGGGACGAGGTAATCTACAAGCTGTCGCAGGGGGCACACGAGCAGGGAGAACGGGTCAAAACCAGCGGCACCTCCAACCCGGTGGAGCGCACCGTCCTCAACTGCGACAAGGTGCTGGCATCCATGAACCGGGAGATCCAGAAACGCCGGGAAGAAGAACTGATCACTCCGTACTGCCGGGTCTGCGAGAAGATCGAGTTGTTTGAGATCGGGCTGCGGAGCCTGCGGGGACGGACACAGCTTGTTGCCCGGCAGCTCTTTGTGCAGCGGAAAGCCATCCCCACGGTGGAGGATGATGCAGGAAAGCCGCTGGGTCGGAAGACCGTGGAGGCTGAACGGGAGAGGGCACTTACTGGGATTGCCCAGACACTGGAACGATTGGAGGCGTAATTTTGAAAGATACAGAGAAGGTAACAGAGGCCATGCTTGCCACAGTGGTCTCTGCTTGCGAGAAATACCGCATGATTGAAGCCGAAGAGCAGAAAGCCCAGGCTGAACTCCACAAGCACGCAAAGTCAGAAAATGAAGCAGTTTATCCAAAGGAGAAAGCCATGTACGAGAAGCTGGCGGCGGACACTTCGACACGCTGCCTCATGGCCTATCAGTGGCGGCGAGACTTCAATATCGCTTTGCAGAAGGTGGAGCCATTCAAGGCCCGGATGGTGCTGGAGCAGCATTGGTGTGGAGACGCTTCGGTACATGATTTCAAATGAAACCTATGTGGGGGATAAAAGATTGCAAAAGAAGGCACCCGTTGATTATCTAACTAAAAAGCCAGATCCAAACAGAAAAGTGGAATCCAAGTATTTGTGGGATGACCATGAAGCAATCGTTGACCGGGAAACATGGGATAAGGCACAGGAAATTCTGGAAGAACGAAAAGAACTGGCAAAAAAAGGAATTAGAAAAACTAATAGGGAGCATCACTTCCTCTATGGAAAAGTATTCTGTGGGGAATGTGGTGCTCCTTTTTTGCGCCGTACATTCAATGGCTCGACTCCGTATAAAGCGTGGAACTGCCGTAATCGCCAGAAGGGAAAAGGCGAGGTCAAATGTAGCAATCGCTTTATCCGGGAAGAACAGCTTTTGGACCAGATCCAAGAAGAACTGGGATGGTCCGATATGGATCAAGAACGATTTAAAAAGAAAGTGTCACAGGTTCTTGTGTTTGCAGACCATATCGAGGTTATAAAGAAATGATTATGCCCACTGGGTCACGTTCTGCCTTAGCAGGAAAGTCTGCATGGCAAAAAGTGACCCAGTGGGCTTTTTTCGTTAAAATCGGATTGCTATGTGCAGAAAATTGTTATATCCTTGGTGTCGTAGAGAAACACACAAGGGAGGACGGAACAAAATGAAAGACTTATTCCCAGAACAGTATGGCTTGACTGGTCATGAGCTTGCAGCGGCCGCAATGGTGAAGTTTTACATAAATGAGGTTGGCGCAAAGGCCGAGTTGAAGAACATCATGGGCAGTGAGGTCGACGGCGCAGCATTAGCTGACCTGTTCGACAGGGCAGCGGCCTACTGCGTGGAGCGAACCAAAGGAAGCAATGCGGCGGTGCTGATGCAGAAGGTCAACGGCAAGGGAATCGTGCAGAACGTCAGTGTGGAAATGTTGGAATTTCTGATGAGACTTTGTGAGGAATAAGAGCTTTATACATTATATAATATAAACACCCGTATACACCACAGAAGCACCCTCTGTTAGACGAGAAGGTGCAGCGTGGCTTATGCGGGCGTTTTTTTGTTTAGATGCCGAGGCTATAGAGAATAGCTTTCAGTTCTTTCATGTTTCGGGTGAGAATTTCGGCTTCGTTTTCGTTGCAGTCGATTAGAAGTCGGTGGACTTCGGTATCTGCGGTGGAAACCGAATGGGTAAGGCTGTCAACAAGCAGGTCGTCCACAGAGACACCGAGTGTATTTGCGATGTTGACAACGGTTTCGATGCTCGGATGACGTACAGCAGTCTCAATTTGGGCTAAGTAAGCTCTGTTCAAATTGAGATTGTCTGCAAGCTCTTCCTGGGTGATGTGTTTTCTGGTTCGAAAAAATGAAATGCGTTGTCCCAACGCAGTATAGTCTAGGGCCATAAGGAGTTCCTCCATGTCGTCCCGCATAAGAGCAATCCCATTATTGCGCCGAAAAAAATACATAGCAACTTGGAGAAAAGTAAGGATGCAAACACCTACCTCCTACGGCATTGCATCCTTAAAAGAAAAATGTTGAAAGTTGTTAGCTGCCCGCTAACAATTACGAGAATGCGTTAGATAACAGCTAACAGTCAACTTGCCACTGCCGATGTATAATGAAAATGAAGAATTCCCCAAAAACTGCGTTGGAAGGAGTACTTGTAGAGATGCGAGATGGAGCTTTGACTCTTTATAGCGAGGTGGTATCTACACCGGTTCGTTGGCTGTGGTATCCGTTTATTGCAGTCGGCAAGATCACGTTGCTACAAGGTGATCCCGGTGATGGCAAATCAACAATGATGATGAATCTCATTGCTACTGTTACCACAGGCGGTACTCTGCCAAATGGCGTCCAGCTAGAAAAAGCAGAAAAGGTTATCTATCAGTGCTCAGAGGATGGCGCAGCCGACACAATAAAACCTCGGCTGGAAAAAGAAGGCGCAGATTGTCGAAAAGTCGCTTTTGTAAATGAAGAGATTGCTGGCGGATTGACGCTTGATGATGAGCGCATTCGAAATGCTATTATCGAATTTCGCCCGAGGCTGGTCGTTATTGATCCGATTCAAGCTTATCTCTCAAGCGACACTGATCTTCAAATTGCTGGGAGAGCAAGAAGGCTGATGCATCATCTTGGAATGTGGGCCACAGCCTATGATTGTGCGATTGTGCTGATAGGTCATCTTAATAAAAAGGAAGGGGCAAAAGGCTTATATCGGAGTCTTGGAAGCATTGATGTTGTGGCTGCCTCAAGAAGCGTGTTACAAGTGGAGCGCAATCCTGAAAATCCATGCATCAGACTGGTCCGCCAAATCAAGAACAGTCTGGGACCTGATGGTGCAGAGATTGGTTTTTTCATAACAGAAGAAGATGGCTTCCAATGGCTGGACTCGTCGGATAAACAAAGTGATGAGGCGCAGAAATATAGTGCAGATTTCAAGACCAAGGCAGAAAAGGCCAGTTTTTTGATAAAAAAGCTCCTGGCTGAAGGTGATATGCCATCTAAAGGAATCCATGAAACGCTGAAAAAGGCCGGTATAAGTCGTAGAACTATTGAGGAGACCAAGAAGGTTCTTGGAATTCAAAGCTACCGAAAAATGCGCAAATGGTATTGGACGATAGACAGGAAACCGTGATAAAGAAAATCGATGAAATAAGGTGAGGTCATGGGAGAAAAAGTAGAACTGAACCACAAACAAAAAATCCGGGATAAATACAAGGGCGTGGATGCATCTGAGATTGAAATTATACCGGCGAAACCTGTAGAGACTTTTTCTGTAAGTGGTGGTATTCGCAGAGTGGCGGCCTACGTTCGCGTTTCGACAGACAATGATGAACAGACATCTTCGTATGAGCTTCAGAAAAATTATTACACCGAATACATTATGGGACATCCAGGATGGGAACTTGTCGGCGTTTATGCGGATGAAGGTATTAGTGGAACATCCATTGCACACCGCAAGGGAATGCTCCAGATGATTGAGGACTGTAAAGCGGGAAAAATAGACTTGATTATGACAAAGTCTATCGCTCGATTTGCAAGAAATATCATCGATTGCCTTTCGGTTGTAGATCTGCTGAAAAATTTGGAACCTCCTGTCGGTGTGCAGTTTGAGGCTGATAATATCTACACGTTAGATAATAACGGTCGTATGATTCTGACGATTCTGGCTTCGCTTGCAGAAGAAGAGTCCCATACAAAATCTGTTATCATGAACTGGTCCATTGACCGCAGGTTTAGGCGGGGACTTTTTTTGACACCAGAGCTGCTTGGGTATGATCGAGATGAAGAAGGAAATCTTGTGATAAACCAAGATGAAGCTAGCACTGTAAAAGTGATTTACTACCTGTATTTGAATGGATTTTCACTTACGGAAATCGCGGATACGTTGACGAGCTTTAGGCGTAAAACGAAAGCAGGAAATGTGGGGTGGAGCGCAGGCGCACTTGCAGGAATAATTGCTAATGAGCGGCATTGCGGTGACATCCTTGGCCGAAAAACATATACTCCCAATTTTTTGACACATAAGGCAAAAAAGAATAAAGGAGAGCGTACACAATATAGGCGGCAGGATCATCATGAGCCAATCGTTTCTCGAACTGTGTATGCAGCAGCAAATTTTCTTCGTGCCTCTCGTGCCTATGCGAAGAAGGCCAGACCCTTACCAGCACTTAGCGTCGTTGACAGTGGTATTCTCCAGGGATATGTTCCGATGGATAAGGACTGGACTGGATTTTCAACAGATGAAATTCAAAAGGCTTCAGAAAGTGTTATGTGTGATCCGACAGAGGTGCAGCCGGCAGAGGACAAAACGGGGCTTGATATGCGGGGCTATGAAGTGGTTAGATCCCAGTATTTTGCAACTTTGCAGAATGCCGCAATGACGATAGCTAATGGAAAAATCAGCTTCAACACGGCGTGCCTCAAAAAGTTTGAGAACGTGGAGTATGTTGAACTCCTGCTGAATTCCGTGAGCCGGTGCATTGCTGTACGCCCATGCGCAGAAGATAACCCCAATGCTATCCACTGGGGAAAACTTCGTGAAGGTCGGTGGTGCACGCTCTCTAAATCTTGCAGAGGGCTGGCAAAGATTCTATTTGATATTATGGAGTGGGATGAAGACCTAAAATATCGATTCCGTGGTGATTACATTGAAAACGAAGGCCAGAAGGTGATGCTGTTTCGGTTGGACGAACCTGAGATGGTCAAAACCGAAAATATTGTCCTTCCGCCTTCAGAAGCAGAAGCCGATGACCGAGAGGAAACCGAAGAAAAAACCGTAAAGCAGACAATTTACATCTTACCGCCAGAATGGGAAAATACATTCGGTAGACCGATTGATAGTATTGCAGAAGTGCATCTGCTTGAGCAAGAACACTATGCAGGAGGCTGGGATATTCTTCGACCGGCTAAGGAGCTGGTTGAATATAGCACATTGACCTCGGACGATCTTGAGGACTTATTAAATGAAGCAGAAAAAATAATTGAAAGGTGGCCTATTGGAGATGAGCATGGAACAAGGGATGGAACTGAGTCCGGAGCAGATGTCGGAACGGGAGCAGAGGAGGACTGAAATCGAGCAGACTTTTGATTATGACGGCTATCAGGTCGCACGGCGGGAGCTTTTTGCCCATCTCCGGGACCCGGCAATCGTAATCAGGAAGGACAGCGTTACATTTAATACTGCCTGCATAGCCGGTTTGGAAGATGTGGTCTACGTCAACATCATGTTCAACAGCACATTGAAGCGGCTTGTGGTCAAGGGCTGCAATGAGAATGACAAGGATGCTCTGCGCTGGTGCGTTGCAAAGCCGGATAAGCGCAAGAGCAGGAAAATGTCATGCCGTCTTTTCTCGGAACTGCTCTATAAAGAGATGGGCTGGGCAAGCACCTGCCGGTACAAGATCCTCGGCTATCGCATTGAGTTTGAAGGTGAGTCACTTTATGTGTTTGACCTCGTTGCCGCCGAGGTGTTCCATGAGCGTAAGAAGAAGCAGTCTGATGAAGTGATGCCAACGGAGACATCTGCTGAGAATAAGGAAGAGGCGCAACCTGTGAACACCCGGAAGGGATACTACCCGGATGATATTGCGGGCTCTTTTGGTGTGCCTGTTGAGCAGCACCGACAGGAGTCGGAGGTTCGGCAGATGGACGGCTATGTTTCAGTTGGAATGCTCACAGGGCTTCCCGGTCAGCAACAAAATACTTAAAAATCCCGTTTTTGCACCAAGGGGGTAGTCTACCCTTTTTTAGAGAGGAGGAGCATCAATGTCTGAGAAGCAGACAAATACATGGCAGAAGAATATGATGGGACTTACATTTCGGTATGCGGACGGTCGCATATCAATTTTCAAGAGCGCCCTTGAAGCGATTGGACGGCCGGAATTTTATCATTTCCTCTACAACCCGGCCAAGCAGATGTTTGCGATCCAAGCCTGTGGGATAGACGAGGAGGGAGCAAATCGCCTTCCAAAGCATAGCACGGATGACCGGTATGAAATCAAAAGTAAGGGGCTTGTGCGCCTGATCTATCAAAGCTGTGGCTGGGACAGGACAAGGTCATACAGGCTGCCGGGAGTCGAATATCCACAGCACCGTCTGGTGAATTATGATTTGAGCCGGGCCATTCCAATCTTTGAAGGAAGAATCGACAAGAAAACGCAGGAGGCGCAGAGAGGAGAGAAAGCTCTCAAAGCGTAATGGCGCAGAGAAGAAAAAGTTAGGCTCCGCAATCGCAGAGAAAACTGAAAAAAAGCAGCAGCCCACCAGGTTGCTTTCCAACGAGCTGAGAGATCAGCCGGAAGGAAAGGTGACCCGGTGGGCTGTTTTTTGTGTTTTCTGGGAAGATTGCCTCGTGTCTGAAAGGGTGTTTATGCCTGACTGCACCTATTTCTTCGTGCCTGAATTGACGGAGCCGGGGAGAGGGGCAGAAGTCTGCCTCGTGTCTAAACGGATGTTTATTCCTGATGGCACCCCTGTCCCCACGGCAAAATACTACATATTGACACGAAGAAATAGATGTACACTAAATATGGTGGCTTGCTCTGCGACCAGCGTTGAATCCTGTTTATGCCTGAAAGCACCGAGGGGATTTCCGAGGGGCAAACCACGGCTATGAGCGGAGAAAGCCACTAAATAGCGACGTTTTTGTACATTTCGAGCCGCTAAAAATTGGTGGTAATTCCAGAGTGGAATCAGGTATAAATGCAGCTCTTACAGTAGCGTTAAGCTGGAAAGCGGGCGAATTGCCCTGCATATGGGCGATACAGCACTCATGATAGTGCAGAATGCCGAGAACCCAAGCGTGAGAGAGGGCAAAATGAGGTTGGTCAGATGGTGGAGTTCCGAGCCAGCGCAGCCGTGCCGCGCTTGTACCGCATTAAGTTTGGCCGGGACATCTACAAGGATCTGAGATTCCTTGAAAAAAGCGTGGATGACGGCAACGAGGAGAGCTCCAGCCTTGACCTGTTCAGTCTGGAGATGTTCGAGAATATTGCCTATATTATGGCGAAGCATGCCCATCCGGATCAGGTGCCGGACACCCCGGATGAGTGGCTGGAGAACTTCAACACCTTCTCCATCTATCAGATTCTGCCTCAGTTGATTGAACTGTGGGGTCTGAACGTGCAGACGGAGGTAGAGGCAAGAAAAAACCTCGCAAAAGTGAGCGGGTAATGACCACCCCGCTCTTCATGCTGCGCTGTGTGCAGCTCGGCATCAGCATAGCCGACCTCGACTTGCTGACCATCGGGTTGGTCAATGACATGTTCACAGAGCGGCAGAACGATGAGTATCCGTATCAGGAGCTGGCATCGCAGGCTGACTTTGACCGGTTCTAACCAAACTTTCGTGCTTATATTGATTGCAAAATAAGCACGAAAGTTTGTGAGGATAAAGAAAAATCCCGTCCAGCGAATGCTGGGCGGGAAAATACTGTGATAGACAGTCCTATTCGATTTCAACATCATCAAAACCAACAAGGTCATCTTCAGTGATACCGAGACGTCGAAACAACTCTTCTTCGGAAATAAAGGGAGACGCAGTTTGTTTTAGAGAATTGATATCGTTTATAAAGACATTGTGACTGGCCAAAATTAATTCAGCGTCATCAACAACATGATAATAGCTGTATGTACAGAGCAAGTCGTAACATTCGGAAATATATCCGAGTATATCGTACTTTTTGAATAGTTCAGCACATTCGATAGGTGAAATATGCCATCTGGTCTGTGCTATGCGAAAAACCCAGCATTGCATATCTGCTATGTCAATTTCTCTTTCGGTCATGCGGAACTCCTATGCAGAAGCAGAATCGGTGGGCTTGCGAGTATCTTCAAAGACATTGCGGAGATAATCCGGGCCCTCCATCCAAAGACCAGTGGAGTAATCGAACAGTTCCTTATAAGCAGGAGAGCTCGAAAACTCAAAGAAAGCCTGATTGAAGGGAACACCTGTTTCGGTGCAGTAATCTTCGAGCATTGCACGCATGACGTTTACAGCACAGGTTTCGCGCTGTTCATCGCTGATATTATAGGTGCTTGAAGTCATAGAGATCACTCCTTACAAATTCGAGGGATTGGATTGCCTTTTCGTTGCAGAAACAGAACTGGTCTTCCAGACGATTCGGCAGTAGTGCTTTGATAGCAAAGCTATCGGCGTCTTCGGAGCCTGGCTCGCCATAAGCGCGCGTGGTGTAAAGCTGCAAGGTACGAGCAGTTTGATCATCGGCTATTTTCCCACCGATGATATCAAACTTGGCATACCGTTCCCGGACATCCGGGAACAATGTTCTTCTACGGTTTGAAGCCACAAAATGCAGCCAATTCCTATCCGCAGCGTTGAATAAGTGAATAGCAATGTCAGGATTCATATGAAGTTTGAAAACAGAAATGTAACCAATCGTTGTGCCAGTAGGCAGTCTTTCCTCGTTGACTTGTTTGTTCACAGACAGCGGAACAAAACCTTGAGCCTGCTTGTAGGAGCTTGTGACGTAGAAACCGCGTCCGAAATCTTTTCCTTGCTTGCATTTGTTAAGATCGATTTCGGACACCTGTGTGAAACTACCGTGATAGAGGAGCATTCCATTTGTTAATGTCAGCATACGGAAACACCTCGATTCTTAAGCATTTCCTCGACATCGTCCAAGGCGCACTCATAGCTGCTCAAATGGAGAAAATCATAGCATCTGGCAATAAATCCAAACACATCATTATCCTGAAATATCTTCGTGCAGGCTTCGGGAGACTTTTTCCACTTGGCTTGAGCCATACGGAAAACCCAGCACTGCATATCCGCAATGTCAATTTGATGTTCACTCATAGGGCGTACCTCCTTTGAGTACAATTTCTCAATTTAAGTATAGCTCTTTTTCCGGCTCATATCAACGATAGAATTGTAAATTTTTAAGCCCCCATAAGAAGTAACTCACGAGTTACTTTCCTACGAGTATCATATTTCTCTCGGCCTATTCGCCTTGTGCGGATGGGCCTTTACTTATACCCCGAAGGAGGTGGTTATCCGCATGGCATCCAGAATCGCAGGCATTACCGTTGAGATCGGCGGCGATACTACAAAATTATCCAAGGCACTGGAAGGCGTTAACAAGTCCATTAAAACAACGCAGGCTGGGCTCAAGGATGTTAACAAGCTCCTGAAACTGGACCCCTCCAACACCGAGGCTGTCACCCAGAAGCAGAAGATGCTGAAGGAAGCCATCGAAGCCACCAAGGAGAAGCTCACCACCTTAAAGACGGCGGCAGAACAGGCCAACCAGCAGCTTGCGGATGGCAAGATCACACAGGACCAGTACGATGCACTCCAGCGTGAGATCGTGGAGACGGAGCAGAACCTCAAATCCCTGCAGGAACAGGCGGCGGTAACCAATACGACCCTTGCCAAGATCGATGCGGTGGGGGAAAAGCTCCAGACGGTCGGCTCTCAGGTCGAGGGTGTGGGCAAAAAGTTCTTACCTGTCACGGCAGCCGTTACGGGCTTAGGTACAGCGGCTGTCAAAACAGCGGCAGACTTTGATCAGGAAATGAGCAGGGTCGCCGCCATTTCCGGTGCGACCGGCTCTGACTTCGATGCCCTGCGTGAAAAGGCCCGCGAGATGGGTGCCAAGACCAAGTTTTCCGCCTCCGAAGCTGCCTCCGCTATGGAGTATATGGCGATGGCCGGCTGGAAGACCGGGGATATGTTGGACGGCATCGAGGGCATCATGAACCTTGCCGCGGCATCCGGTGAAGACTTGGCGACTACCTCGGATATCGTCACGGATGCGCTGACTGCCTTTGGTTTGTCGGCTGTGGATTCCGGTCACTTTGCGGATATCCTTGCGGCTGCATCGTCCAGTGATTCTACCACCCAGATGAAAACGGATACCTCTAACGCATGGTCCGGTGTGGAGGCAGAAGCCCAGACCGCATGGTCGGGTGTGTCTGATTCCGTATCAACTGCCTGCACCGGCATGGCACAGTCTGTGACGAGCCAGATCGACAGCATCAAAGCATCCATGTCGGCGGCATGGTCCGGTATTGCATCGGACACCACTACGGCATGGAATGCGGTCAAGACCAACCTCACGGCAGCATGGAGCGGCATCACGACTTCTGTGACTTCCGGCCTGAACAACGTAAAGACCGCAGTCACCAATGGCTGGACACAGCTCCACACCCTTACAATATCCAGCTGGTCCGGCATCCAGTCGAGCCTGACGGCAAGCTGGAATTCTATCAAATCCGCCAGCACAACTGCGGTCAGTGCAGTCAAAACGGTTGTCACCAATGGCTGGACTAACCTGCGCACGTTGACAACATCCAGTTGGAGTTCCATCCAGACGGCACTGAACACAAGCTGGAACAGCATCAAGAGCGCAACGACAGCCTCGGTCAACGCAGTGAAAACTTCCGTCACGACCGGGTGGACGAATCTGCGCAGTTTGACAACGTCCAGTTGGAATTCCATCCAGACCGTGCTGAATACGAGCTGGAACAGCATCAAGAGTGCAACCACCAGCTCAGTCAATGCGGTCAAGAGTTCCGTCACGGCGGGGTGGAACAACCTCAGCAGCCTGACCAGCAGCAGTTGGTCGAGCATCCAGTCGGTACTCAGTTCCAGCTGGAACACCATCCGCAGCACGGCATCTTCGGCTGTGAACGCAGTGAAGTCCACGGTATCCACGGGCTGGAACGGAGTCAAGTCCACGACCAGCTCTACTTTCTCCAGTGTGCAGTCGGCGGTGTCCGGCGCAATGTCGAACCTGCGCTCCACGGTTTCTTCCGGTGTGTCCGGCATCAAGAGCAGCTTTAACTCTCTCAGCTCCATTGCTTCTTCGGCATACAGCTGGGGCAGTGACATCTGCTCCCAGATGGCGGCCGGTGTTCGTGCGGCGGCTGGCTCGGTCGTCCGGGCTGCAGAGAATGTGGCAAGTAAGGTCAGAAGTCTGCTGCATTTCTCTGTGCCTGACACTGGCCCTCTGTCTGATGCGGACGAGTATATCCCCAGCGGTAGAAATAACCATCGGTGGCGTAGGCTTTTTGGCACAGGGCAAAGTAGA